CTTGAAGTCTACGCCGGCCTTTTTGTAGGCATATCGCAGTTTGGCCATATAGGCGGCCCACAGTTTCTTGATCTCTTGCAGGTCCTTGGGCCTGTCCGCCTTTCGGAATGTAAATGTAGCTGTCAGGTCACCTGGTCCGAAATTCGCATTGAAGATCATCTCCTGCTGTAGGCACGCCTGGCGATTGTTGACTGCCGCCTGCGCCTCGCTTGTCTTTCCGTAATTGCTACCCCTGGTGCATTTATTCTTGCTTCCGTAGCGTGAGGAGTAATGCCGCTGAATGTAGATACATTTACCTGCGTAGGTGGTCTTTTGCACCCATGGCATTTTGTTTTGCTCCTTTCTGACGGACCGGCACTCTATGGAAATGCTGAAAAACGCTGATCGGCTCCCGGGTGGAAAAGCAAGTTTTCCACCGGTTCACCGGCGTATTTCACATTCCCACAGAGCACAGCTCCTCATTATGCGGCGCGGGTACACACCCTGTTGCCGCCGG